TGCCATTTTACATGACCTCCTTTTCTATAATCACACTTGTAATTTTTGCGAAAAAAATAATCGAACGTGTATTACTTGCGGATATGGACAAGCTCATGGGCGATGACACATACAATCTGGATTTGACCCCTAAACAACCCGCCGTGGAAAAATCCCAAAGTAAACAAAGAGGCAGTAGAAGGGGATAGGAACTGCCTCTTTTAATTGCGACTTATGCTACTTACATTTCATAAAATGTTAGTGAGTAGGGATTTAATCTTATGGGTTACAGGCATGCGTTGTATCATAAGTCGGCGGGAAATAAAATTATGGATTACTCAAGCCAAATCTTAATCGCTTCGATTGAGATCTTCAACCCAGTACTTCCAGTTGCTGTGTCATGAGGCACTGCCCCCGTCCATCCCTTATTCGCTAAATGGACTTGGTACTTAAGGGTCTTTCCCGTAGTGTTTTCGATGACGTCTAATTCAATCGCCTCGATAGCTTGCTTCTTACCAACAGTACCAATCAGCGTGTCAGGTCTGATGTCTTTATATAATACCCAGCCTACATTGGAAATATGGGCTTTGGCATTGAGTCGTAGTTTGCCACCTTTAACTTTGGTGGTGTCAATATAAAGTCCTTCAAGACGTTTCGCAGCTCCAACAGAGCCAGCAATCATTCCATCATGGACTTCTTCTCTCCAGCCAATATCCTGACAATGAGCTCTGTATTTCAGATTCATGTCATTGACTGGTTTAACGTTTCCGTCTAACTGAGAAGGCTTCTTCGGTTTGAGGCGGAAGACTGTGGGATATGAATCAGTTAACGGTAACCATACTTCGTTGATTACAGAAGAACCCTGATTCTGTCCTAACACTAATACTTGACCAGCATGGTTGCCACTAGCGCATGTACCGATGTGAGAATATGGTGTCATGTTTCGTGGCTGGAAGACGATAATATCACCCGGCTGACACTGGTCAAATGGAACTTCATCGAAATATTTCAGCATACCGTTGCTATGACGCTGCTCCCAAATATCCCTGACATAGCCAGTGACTGTGCAGTTAGCATATGGTACTCCATAGAATTTACATTGGTCGGCATACTGGTCCCAACACTGGAACGGATAAAAACCGTCAACTTCAACGCTCCTACCTAAGCGACTGTTACGGTATTCAGTGAAACTAGACATTAGCTACCGGAGCCTCCTTGCATATGCACCCGGAATAAGTTTATTGCTGTAACAGCGAACATGTAAAATTCATCAGCTAATCTACCTGAAGGTACATATTCAATTTCACTGTTCACACTCGAATTAATAGCTGCTAAATAGTCATACAATGTAGCACCTTTGTCGTGCATCTCTTTGGATTGAACAGCCGCTTCTGGCATTCCCTGCTCAATAGCTTTATAAAACGCCTCTGCTAAAGTTCGCTGGCGTTCAACCGATGCTACAGGATCATGCACCGGTGGAGCAGTACCTTCTGGATATGGAATTTCAGATACTGGAGTTTCTCCTACAACATTTTCTAATTCATCAGCCATGTTATTCCTCCTTATCGATTTCTTCGATTACGTTGTTGATGCGCTTCTTCAGCCACTTCGGAACTGGAACACCCATCTTGTCTAAGTTTTCAATAATGCTCGTAGCCTCCATGAAGACCAAATATAGAGCATAGATAGCAGATAAGTCTACCGGTAACGCCAACGCCTGCTGAACAAACCAGACCAGCATTAACGCTAACAGTTCAGACCCTTTGTGAACTCCACCAATTCTTAGCATGGAGCTTTTGACTTCATTGTGGACCCACGCATTTAGGAACCCAGTCACAAAGTCGCCTAACATAAAAATAAGCGGCAGAAGTACCGTCCAGTACCCTGCCGTAAATTGAATATCTTGTAGTTGCATTCTAAGCCTCCTTAAGCTTATTAATAACCGTCGTCGTATCTGCTCGATATGTAAGGTTAATCTCTCCATTATCGGACCAGACTGTATTGCCCATCAGCAATGTTGTTACATCAGATGGGGCTAACTGATATGTGATTGGGTTTGCGAGCTGGTAGCAAATATACAGCGGATTGTTTGTTAGATACTGCTTGAACCCCGCAGCATCCTGTGTTGCAAAAATGCTCTTTGGGCAAAATAAGTAGAACCTGTCTGCTCCGCTAAAGTAGAATCCACTTGTATCGCTCGAATATCCTTTATTTTTTTCAACAGACCAATTCGATAGCGCACCGTTTCGGAACGTTCCTTCAGAACTATATTTCGCATAGTACGCACTTGTTAATCCGAAATGTGTGGATAATATCAGATTCCCAATTCTTGCGTTGTTTGTTAACACATCGAAGTGTATATAGCCATCTGGTATCTTTGCCGGGTCGATGTGCAGATTATACCTATCCACAACCAACTTACCTGTCAATACGTCCAGCGTGCCACTGTATACAGTGCCTACACTTGATGGGAATGTGATGGAGTAAGTTTGTTCGGTTGTACCTAACTCGTATTCTTCATTGGCTGAAGCTAATCGGAGCATTGGTTTGGCAATAGCATTCACATCTGCCGAATCATCCGTTCTAATTGATACTCTGAATCGGTCATAACTTATATCGCTATTCGGAGTTATCGTTATATTTTTGGTTGATGATGTCACTACATACAACTCGGTACTTCCCATCAATAAAACCAATCCCCACGTTAAAGACGAATTTTCTATATCCAAAGATAAAATATAGGATTGATTAGCTTTCAAGGTCTGCGTGGAAAAGAACACTAAATAGTCCGCCCAATAACCTTGTGGTTTTGCACCGCTAATATGCATTCCATCTGATTCAAAAACCACTTGAGTAGTACCGCCATTGTAAATACGCAATTCTCCACTTAAAAGTAAATTCTTCCCTGTCCTCTTAACCTTAACCCCATCAAATCCACTAATCGGTCTTACATTACTCGGGCTAGGGTTGCCACTTCCACTCTGTTTTGGTTCAAGATTGACAATCAATTCCTTGACTGGAATATCTTTTGCCCCGTCATCAAAATATATAGGGTTACCAGTTGCCGTTAGATTCGGATACGCATTATATGCTTGCTCTTTTAATGCAGAATATTCAGGAGGTATCGATGCAATAACTTGCTCAACATAGTCAGCTATTGCCTGTTTCTGGTCTGGAATATAACTAGACAAATTCTGGTCGATACTGTTCAATGCGTCGATAATATACGTCCAGTTACCCGGCCCGCCAACTTTCTTATCAATAGAGTTGAGCATATTCATGTGATACTTTAATTCATTAGCCATAAATATACCTCCTATTTAATGCCATACAGCGCCGCAAACGAGCCACTATTACCAGCAGAGATTCTAACAGACGTTGCCCTGTCAAATATAACGCAACCGTAATACATAGTGCCACCAGCGTTATAATGCGCTTGAAAGTTATTAGCGGATGCACCGTAAGAATATGGTCCATCTGTGGTAACCCAGCTAACTGGAATTAATGTCGATGTCAATATACGATTACCAGTGCTAACACCAGCAACTAGTAATAGCGCTCTGTACCCAGTAATATCAATAGCCGAACCATAATCAGATTCCCCGGACCCTCCAACTTTCTTGCCTAAAAATGACAAGTCGGCAAATGGATTAAACGCCAACTTGTCCTCAGAAATAACCCCCGGGGCAATTTGCGCATTCTTAATAGAAGCTGGTTTCAGCTTAGCGCCGTCAATCCCCGGGTTTGTATACTCTTGGCCGTCAGCTCGAGTGTATTTAGCCCCTATGGCGGCAACCTTGTTATCCATCACTGCATTGTTTTCAATCTGTAGTGGCGTAACAGCCCCGTTGTCGATTTTAGCGGTAGCTACAGCTTTATCAGCCAATTTAGCTGTACTAATTGCACGGTCTTGTACTGTGGTGCTAGCCTCTGGATGATCGTCCATCCAATCCTGTGCCGAAGAATATGCTGTCTGTTCTACAGTTTCCAGCTGCTTGGGAGTAAGACTCCCGATGGTGGTACCGTAGAACGGATTCTCCTTCACGTCTATGCGAAATTTGAAGGTGCTAACAACCGTGTCTCCAGAATATACTTCGAGTACGGCCTTAGCCACACCCGGAACGTCAATCAGTGCGGTATAGTCTGGGCTTGGGTCAATAACAACTTGAGCCATATCAGCACCAAGCTTCAGTACTTCACCTTGCGCCCAACCTTCCATACCATCAGCACGCTGAACTTTTAGGACGGCGCTAACGTCTGAATTGTCTAAGTTATCAATTTCTGTTAAATATGTAACAATCAAGCCACGAGCAGTATCGCCCTGCATGACATCAACCGAAGGAATCGTTGAGTCGAATACAAGGTCGACACTTATGTGGTTATAAACTTGTATCGCCATTAAATATCCTCCTTAATCTGCGACAACGTAACGTTTGTAACACGGTTCGTTATCAGGTCGTATTCAATCTTATCAAAATAAAAACCTTCCGGTTCGTCAGATACGTTACCGGCAAAATATATCGTATCGCATAGCTTTAGGTTTGATGTCATATGTTCGTCATCTAAAATATAAGCAATCTTCATGTCTAGATTTACCGACGGTAATCGATTCTCAGCTTTTCTCAAGTCTTTCTTGGCACGATTAAATAACGCTCTATTTAGATAAGCTTCTGTATCGTACACATCCAATTCTCCAAGATTTGCATCTGCCTGATCTTCAGTCCATACAATTTCGTTATAGTCTGCATACATTATCCGATGAAACCTATACATTTCGAATAAGTCTGGAACAACGTCATTGTTGCCTAAAATAACAACACCATTCACAGTTCCTGGATAGTTCTTCGGTAACATCCTGTCGTTAGCTCCGATTGGAATGATGCCGGTATACACTTTCTCCATATCAGAAGTTCTTTCGTTATTTGTTACAAGCTTAGGCGACACAATCCAATACTCTGTTGGTTTACACCAGTCCTCAGAATATGCTCCACCGAAATAACAAACTAAGTTATTGTACATGGCCGTCACATGTGATTGTTCGCATTCCTGCCACTTGTTACAAATAGCGTTATCGTTTGTCCCAAATAAAATCTCGATTAAATTCATTTGTTCCCACTCAGCAAGACAAACTGCTTCTGAACGAACAAACTGAAATGCTTGACGATTTGCTTTATCGCCAGCAGTATCTGCTTTTGTTGATAAAATGATACCTCTAAAATTAGCCACAGGAGAATTAACAGTATCGACAGTTAGGCAATAATTGTCATCAAGCTTACTTACAATACACCAAAAGCCTTCAACAAAAGGCGACGGAATTATTTTCCATCTCTGATTAACACCAGAATGATCCCCAGCTTGAGTTACACGACTACCCTCTGTAGCACCACTTAAAACATCAAAGCATAGGATCGACTTTTCGTTCCAAATCTGATACCAAATGCCATTTTCATCTGGCGTAATATATAGTCTTTGTGCCAACGTTCTATTCATAGGGTGTGCAACCAAATAGGCACTAGGTTCCATACTTTGGTTATAAACATCAATCGCTTTTGTGGTATCCCACTTCGGCACCATCAAATATGAATGAAAACGGTCTGGTCTCAAGGTGTTATCATACCCTTGAGAACCCTTAAGAATATAATCAAATTTGGTCTTTGAATCCTCGATAAGTTTATTAAGGGTAGTCAAAGCTTCTTCCCAAGTGGAGACGTTCTTCAACTTAGACTCAGTGACAAGTACCTCTCGTTGACTCATGTGGAAAATGTCGACAGCATTGATTTTGTACGTTTTCTTGATTTTGTTGTACTTGTGGTAAACAACAGAAAATAACTGATTCTTCGCATGCGGTAAATCGACTTTAACAAATGCTTCATCAATCATCTTATACCCGAGTAAATCGGCTTCTGGGAACTCAATATCCAAATACCAGACCTTGTTACGTTCCTCAACACATTTGGCTTTGATTGGTCTTCGAATGATAACATCCCCTGCTTGTTCGACCATCTGATCAACCGTGTACTTTTGCAAATATAAGTTAATCATAGCTTACTAAATCTCCTCAAAACGCTGAGTTTTATACCGGCGTTTCCACTAACTGTGACTGTTAATTTGTTGTGCCCAGAATATAGCCTAAACGAGTCGAACGTTCCATGTAGTAACTTGTTGCAATACGAATATGAGCCGTCAGTATAAAATTGCTTCAATGTATATTCCTCTGGATCAATTTCGACATAGTCTACTGTCTTGCCAGACATCACAGAAGTAAATATAGTTTTTATAGTTGATGAGCTGTCATTCTGTTCGTTTGCAAAAGTAACATCGCCATTGTAGGTTTTACTATAGATCTTATACAACGGACTAGCGCCGTCATAAGGGTTGTGAATATTCACTTCAGTTGTTCCATTCAGTGTAAAATCTTGAGAATCATCATAAAATCTAGTTACGTACTGGAATGGATGCACTACCGCTTGAATGTTAAAATTTGACATTTGCCCGAGGACTCGATTTGGTATCTCAACGGCGATATGTTTAACCTTCCAAAACGTCTCCGGGTCGTCATCAGGCAAATAAAGACGGCCATTGTCCTTATTAAAATATGTCTGAACAATAGCCGCTACTCTTTGCCACTCGTCTTTCTCGTTAGCACAGAACCCACAAGAAATAGTGATAGTTCTGTCATAATATGCATCTTGCTGTTCGTAGTATCGGTTGCCGTCACCCAAATCAGCCGTATAGGTTACACGAGTTGCAACAGGTATCAACGGTCGATTAGAAACTTTAATATACTTATTGATATCGATAGTTTCCCTCTCGTTTGCACGAGTGTATTTAATAGCATATGTCACCTTAAGCAACCCCCTTTCCTAAATCATCAAGCAATTGCTTTAATGATGCGACTTCTTCGAGCGCATTAGATATAGCTTCTCCGTCAAGTTCTTGAGGCTGAAGCTGAATCTTCAACTCAACCGATTCTAATTTATTCATCAAGCCATCAATAGACGCTTTAACACTGTTATTACTTGCCACGATTCTGTCAGCCAGTGATGTAATCTCAAGATTTAAGCTCTTAACATCTGCCTGAATAGGTAAATAAACTCCATTTTGAAATTCTGAAGCATTCTTGTATTCAGACAAATCTAGCACTGGAGTGACTTTCGGCGTAAGATTCTGATTGTTGATGACTTCACTAGCTCTATCGCTAATCATCTGAGCTGTAGACACAAGCTTAGCAGCCATGCGTCCACTAGCATCATATACAGACTTAGCCATGTTTGTAACACCGTTTGCCATACCAACACTAAAGAATGCACCGATTTTTTCACCCTCTTTAGAAGGTGAACGTTCGTCCAATTCACGTTTTGCAGCGTCTTTTGCTCTTCTTGCAGCCCTTCTCGCCGCAGCTTCAATCCAGCCCATAGAAGAACCAGATTCGATACCATTTGCAATACCGTGAGAGAAGTTCTCACCTGCTTCTGGAGCTTCCTGAGTACCAATCTGTGATGCTTTCTCGACACCCTTATTAACAACAGTCTCTGATGCCTTCTCAACATCGCCCTGCTTTGACTCCATACCTTGAGCCATTGCTTCTACCTGCTGTCCACCGGAGTCTTGTGCACCGGAAGTGTCTTGATTGCCACCAAATAGGTTGCCAAAGATGTCTCCAAAGAAATTGCCAACAGAGTCAATCTTCTCTTTGATACCATCAAGAATTTTCTGAACAATTTCTCCACCCTTATTCCAAAGGTCAGTAAAGAAACTATTGATTCCGTCTAGTACACCCTGTACCAGTTCTCCACCTTTACTCCAAGCCTCATAAATATGCTGAGCCATACCAGAAATTACTTGGTTGATGAGCTCACTTCCTGCTACGAACATCTCGCCAAGCCAGTTGAAGAATCCAGATATGATTCCAGATATAAACTGACCAATTGTTGCCATAGCTTGCCCAAATGCTTCCGAATTAATCCACTCCCAGAGTCGACTGCACAAATCAGCGACCCACATAAGTAAGAAGTTCGCCAAGCTCATAACAAATCCGTTTAGTGCTGCTATCAGTTGCGGACCATTTTGATCCAAGCCATCAGCCATAGATTGTATGAATGTGATGATAAACTTAAATCCAGCATCGACAACTCTAGGTAGCTCTGCTGTGAGTCCAATAAGGAAATTAACCACAACATTGGCTCCAGCATGGATAAACTCTGGAAGCTTTTCGGCGAATCCCATCAGGACTCCGTCTATCATTCCCATGAAACCTTTTACAGCTTCTGGCAAACCTTCAGCAACACTCTTAGCCCACGCTGCGAAATCGAAATCGGCAAATGCCTTATGCAAAGTGTCGAAGTTCGTCGCTAATGTTGACAACAACGCAGTAACAGCCACGATGACAAACGCTAACGTCGCCATGGATGCTGCGAATGCAAACAATGCTGGTGTTACTCCACTCATAGCGACCATTGATGCAACCAAGATCGCCATAGCACCACCGAGTAGAATCAATGACGATCCAACTCGTTCTGGATTGATTGTTGACAAGACTTTAAGTGACGCTGCCAAAGTAACCATAGCAAGACCGACCATCAGGATTGATGCTCCAGCTTGTAGTGTAAGAGACCCTCTCATAATTGTCATTGCTACAGAAAGCTCTAACAAAGCTCCACCAAGTCCAACTAATGCTGTACCCATGTCTTCAAGACTAATTGTGGATAATATCTTCAACGCTACCGACAATCCAATTAAAGCTGTCGATAACAGTATCATTGAACCACCGAGTTTGAGCATTTTTGCGTCGCCCATGATTAAAGAAAATGCTGCAACTTCACCTAAAGCTACAGCTAATCCAAATAAAGCAACCCCCATACTCTCGATAGGTATTGAGGATAGTAATTTCAACGCCAATGACAGCTCAATTAGTGCCGCACTAAGCATCACAATACCAAAAGCTTGCGCTATGGTCTTAAACGCTCCGGCAGACTGCATTACTAACATGAACGCTGCTACTTCACCTAAAGCTACCGCCAATCCAAATAAGGCGACCCCCATGTTCTCTAACGGGATGGTTGATAATAGCTTCAATGCTGCTGCCATCTCAATTAGCGCAACGCCAAACAGAATCATAGAACCTGCTGTTTTACCCATTTTGACGTTCTCAAGCGCTTTTGCAGCGGCGGCCAATTCAAACAGCACGGCAGCTATTGCAACGATTGCTACGCCTAATCCTGCTGGATCTAAAACGGATAATGTGATAAGACTCTTAGTTAGGATTCGGATTGCAAACGCCATTCCCATAAATGCAAGACCAGCTTCTTTATTCAGAGCGCCACCCTGCATGATTCTGGATGTCGCAGCAAGTGAGGCCATCAATAAAGCGACAACTTCAAATGCTCTGAATACGTCCTCTTCCGGAATTTCGCTGATAGTCTTCAACCCTTTACCTAAGTTGTTGATGCCTTTACCCATTGCAGCGGCGAACGTAGCAAACGCCGTTACCTGAACAAAATCACTCTTCTTTAAACTCTTCGCAATTGCAATAAAGCTAATTAACAGTCCAATCGTCGTGAGTCCAGCCTTAACTACATTCTTTCCTTGAGCTAACTGACCAACACCCCACATGAGCAAACCCAAACCAGCTGCGAACACACCTAAGCCCACAAACATTGACGCTTTGACATTCTTTGAAATGTCCTTTGATGAGTTGACGATAGCGTCCTTGGTTTCAGTAATCGTCTTATTCGCTCTACCTAATGGATCGAGCCATCCAAAAAACTTACCGAAGCCTTTTGACATCACTTCTCCGAAGTTCTTAATTAAGTTGATTCCACCCAAAGCGCTCAAAGATATAAGTAATGGCTTCAAAGTCGAAAATACTTTAGAAATGTTCTTGATAACTGTCTCAACTTTCTCCATCTTAGGAGCCCACATGTTAATCTTATCGAATTCTCCAAAGAAATTCTTAAAAGCTTGTAGGCCTTGTCCCTTCCTGAAACCTTCCGCCACTCGATGCAATGCCTCGAAAAATGGTTTGAACGAGTCGTGTAATTGCTGTCCTTTTGGACCCATGTCAGCAATTGACTCAACAACACCACGAATAATACCCAACAGCTCTCTAAATGTTCCAATAACAATTACTAAAATATCATCCAACACCGTAAATGGTCCTGAAATATCATCGAACTGGAATAACTTCAACAGTGCATCTTGCACACCATGAATAATTCCAAAGAAATTTTCGAAAGCTCCAGATATTTGATTTATCAGCGCCTCAGACGGTTTTGCAGCATCAACTAATTTAGAAAATCCTCTAGTTAAGTTCATCAAATCCCACGAACTATGGTCGTCCATCTGTGGCCAAAACTTTCGAAATGCTTCACCAATCGGTTCTAAAACGCTATAAACGTTCTGTGCCCATCGCCCAAGAGCACTGATTAACATGTCTCTACCGCCAGCTTTTTGCCACATCTCAAGCAACTTATTACGGTGCTCAGAAATATTGTTAATAGCGCCACTCAACACGTTTGAAATGGAAGTCCAAAGTTTCTTTGCCTGCTCATAGTCACCGATGATTAACTGGAATGTCTGAGCCCATCCTGAACCAATTGCTTCCGTTGTTGTATCCATAAGCTTAGAGAATGTAGTTACTTCTGTGGCTGCTTTCTCCATAGCTTGAGCTTGCTTGATGATTGCAGTGGCTTGTTCCTCTCCAATTGTGATTCCATACTTTGCCATATCAGCGATGACTTCCGCCTGAGTCTTTTCGGCAGAAGTATACTTCTCCATCTGAGCCAACCAAACTTTTGATGTAAACCAACCGTCCTGCAATGATTCTCTAAAGCTTCCTCGTTTGGCAATAATATCGTCAATTGCGATACCCATCTGCCTTGCCGTCTCAATAATATCTTGCTCAGTCTTCTTATTCGCCATGCTTGAGCTCTGCATTGATCGCCATTGATACAGCTGAATCTTACCGGCGTTCATTGCCTGCGACATCATGTACATTCCACGCTGAGCTTTCTCATTACTTACACCGTTATACGCTGCCAAGTTTGCCATACCTCGAACCATCTTTGTAGACATGTCCAAGTCACCGGTCGCACCAGCAAATAACGCTGCGTTAGAAGTCATCTGTGCAAAATTGTAAATGGTTTTGTCTGAGTATTCGTTCAACTCATCTAATGCGCTATTGACATCACCAATACCTCTTCCGGTTTGGTTCATTAATGTCTTAACATTATCCATTTTGAGCTCGTACTCCATAAAACCATCCTTCATGCCATCTATACTTAATGCACTAACAATCCTCTCGCCCAAACGTACTGCACTTTGGGCTAAATCGTCCATAATGTGAAATCCCATCAATCCAAACAATGACATCTTGTCCGTCAAGCTAGAAAGTGAGCCCGTCATGGTTTCAAACACGTTACTACCTTTATGGTCGAACGTTTTGTTCATTTCATTGAACGTTCTTACAGACTGTTTCGCATTTCTCTCAAAATTTTCGTTATCGAGTTCTAATTCGACAATCTTTTCATCTATTGGTCTACTCGACATCTTTTAAAACACCCCCAACTTCTTCCATAATAATTGGGTTTAAACTATCTACGGTTCGCTCAACAAATGGTCTAGGACGAACATAACCGCCTGTTCCCGTTCCATGACCATACTCAAGCATCTTAACCAAGCTGTTATCACCAGTTTCACTGTGCGCTGTGTTATACACACTGACGGTACAACCGCCTTTCTCTTTTTCAAGCTTGTAGTCCCAGCCACTAGCTAACTCCCCCGTGCTTACAGGAGTGTTCTCAGCCAATGCTTCCGTTACGATTTGGCCAACTTTGTCCATTCTCTTTTCTGGTGATAGATGCGAATAGCCTCTTAAGATTTTCCTCAATCGCTTGAAGTCTTTCTTTGTTTTGTAATGAACCTTCATATAAGCTATCCTTTCGAATTAAACCTAGCACGGTTTCGTTTATTAATTTGGTCGTACTCTTTGAGAACCTCTTGACGTGGTACTCTACTTTTGTTCTTCTTCGGGTTTTGTAGAACTGTTACGCATTCTAATGTCATAACAAGCCTATTAATCTCCCATTTATCGCATTCAAAAGGAACTCTTGCAATAGCCATGCTAGCGTAAATAAGCTCGCTAGTCATAACTTGCCTGCTTCGTTTGCCTTTTGAACTAACACTCGTAGCTGAATGTTTTGTATTAATATAATCGAATAGAATATCCCTTAGTTGAGGCGTAATATACTCTTTGTGAAAGTTTCCGTCGATACACATACAGCACATAAAATCGAGTAATTGATCTTCAGTAACGCTTTTCTTTTTGCAAGTCTCAAACCAAGACTTTTGATACTTCGACTCCCACTTCGCTATAGCTCGTAATGAATTCTCGAAGCGAAATATACCGCCGGGTAATTCCAAAAACTGCTCAGAGACAGAATCGTAAGCCTCAACCGGTTCGACTTTAACTTTTATCATTACGTTCCTCCAAAAAACATTAAAGGAGCCTAAAAGCGAATAGGCTCCTTTTTTTAACCATTTTGAATTCCTTAATTTGCTTTTAACATTGCGATAACTTCATCTGGTAATAACAGGTGAGACTCGGAAGAGCTAGTGCCATCAGTTCCGTATAAAGCGTCAATTAATTTTTGATACTTCGCCTTGTTTTCTTCAGTCTTTGTGATTTCAAAGTATGAAGTCGGTTTGTATCCCGGCTCGCTAACTTCCATAGGAATTGTTGAGTACTCAAATGACATTGTACCAGCTTCTGGAGACTCGTTAATAGTCTCGTAGTTCTTTTCTGCCGGATTTGATGTTGCGTTCCAAACAATGTGAAGTTTCTCACTAAAGTCAGTTCCATCAACGTCGTTGCCATACTGTGAAATCCAGCAGAACGAGAATGGAGACTTCTTCTGCTGAGCAAAGTAACCTCCAGCCGCTGGGGTCTTATAGCCAAGACAGTCACTAAATTCATCAGGATACATAAAGCACTCAATTGTACCACCAATGTTTTCAGCTGCACGCAATGCTAAGTATTTAATATTATCAGCGTATTGATCATTGGCATCTCCACCATCAGGAGTAACGTTAGATGCAGTTAAACCATTCCATGGTACGCCTTTAATCGTATTCGCTGGAGCACCCGGGAATAAAACACCTTGGCTAACGCCGGTCTCAAAGAAACGTTCACCAATTTTATCAAATTTTAATTTAGACATGTAGTATTCTCCCTTCTACTTGTGGTCGTATATAGAAACGACATAATGCATTAAGTTATCTTGTATAAATGTATTTCGTACCGATCCGTATTTAAAAGAATCAGCCAATTTATAATGTAAGTCAGAATCAACATCCTCGGTAATAATCGTAGCCTCGTACTGAACAAAGTTGAAATAACCAGCCTTATTGTCGGCAGAGAATAATCTATTGTCCTTTACGTTATAGACAATACACGGGTACTTAATGTGCGCATTGTCTGGTGGGCAAAAATAAACTTGCTTAATGCCGTTATCCTTACCAAATTGCAGCAACTTGGTATGAATATCAATCCTGCTCATCTAACCAAACACCTCCAACCGACAACTCGATTCTCGGTAATTTAATGCTTATCGACGTTACTTTCAGCTTGATCCCAAAATATTCAATGTAGATTGGCGTTATCGCTTCAGAATTTTGGGACAGCGTGGTTAAAATATCCGGCGATGCAAGAATCGAAAAACGGTTCGAGAAGGTAAGGTCGTCATTAACCTTATCTCCCGAACCAATATCAACTTCATTGTCGTTAAGTAGGTCCCCAGCAACCGGTATCTTCTTAACAACCCTTCGCCAAATGCCAGTATCGTCTGTATAACCAGTAACAACGGCTAGAGTACCTACAAATTTAGCCATTTTGAATTATTCGCCTGTCTTAAACACAATTGCAGACTTCGGTCTATTCAACGCTCCAGCAACACGACCTTCAATCAGATACTTATGCTTGTTGAAGTCGATGTCGAAATCTTCATAAGTCTGAGAACGTCCTTTCTCTGGTGCTGCAAGTTCGTAGTCGTTCAGGTTTACCATAACGGCCATACCAGTTCCATCTAAGAAGTCTGGAGTGATGATTTCACCGACACCAATCTTAGATGCTAATGACTCACGGCTTAAGATGTCACCGAACAGATACTTACCAGTATCGTCCTTCAGCAACTGCACCTGAACCAACAGTGATTCGTCCATATACATGTCCGGTCTTCCTGTTCCTTTATAGTTGTTAACCTTGTTGGTTAAGATGTCCTCGATAAAGGTCTTAGCAGTTACGCCCTGAACCTGAGTAACAAACGCCGCTACGTCAGTGGTGATTGGACGAATCTTGTCTTCCTTAATCTTGTCCTGATCTGTCGGTCCACGTCCATCTGGAATGAAGATTGCACGAGCAAGCTCGTATCTCCACATGTCACGCATTTCACTACGTAACCATGCTACAACGTCGAAGTCTGTGATGTCGATGATGTCATCGTTATCTAAAGACTGTTTCTTATAGATTGTCTGTGGGAACGTCTCACGATTCCAATGACCGAAGCTTTCTTCAAACTTTTCGTTACCCTTAACATAACCTTTAGCTCTTGCCTCTTTATTGGTGATATCTGCCCAACGACCACGGATTGAATGCTTCGGTGTTGACTTAACTGAAGAAAGAATCTTGTCCACCATGGACGGTTCTTCAGGTCGAATAAATTCTGGTGCGCCAGTTGTTACTTCTACAGTCAGCAACTGGTCAATGTTGTTGATACCATGCTGAATCATGGCAGTCTTCAAAGAACCTGTTGCCTGTGCGTCAGCTAAAATATCCGCACATAACTGAGAATGTTCTAAGTAATCATCCTGACTGTTTCCTGCAAAAATGTTTTGTTTCACTTCGTCGTCCTCCTCGTTTTCCTCATCTTCTGCACCTTCGCCCAAAATATCCATAATGTGGTCCATAATCTTCTGAGCGATTTCTGGTGTAATTTTAGATTGTAAATCTTCTGGGGTTTTAACATCGCCAACAAGACTTCTGATATACTTCTTTACATCTTCAGACTCTTCAGGTGTTAGCTCAGTTAAAATATCTTTCATTAATGCCTTAGCATCGTCCCCTGCTCCGCTATCTTCCTGTTTCTTCTTCGGTGCGTCGTCCTCTTCATCGTCTGGGTTCTCTGCCGAATGAAGTAACTGGTCGGTAATGATGATTGCTTTCTCTTCATCTACGCCATCTGCCGAGTGCGTAATAACCGAATCGATAACAGCTCCCGGATTTGCCCCAGCAAGCACCAAACTAACTTCGTAAATATTGCCGCTAACGACATTGTTGTTGCCTTCTCTGACAATCTTATTTGCTCCGATTGACATAGACATAACATCCCCATGACGAACCAATTCTTTAGCATTGTTAGCTTGTTCACTATCATTAAAATATCCATAACCATACACACCGGAATCTCTGTTACTCAATTGGACGTATCCAAGAACATTGTCCGGACTGGTATGATTGTGTTCCCATACCAATGGAACCTTCTTAGAATCATTGGAATGGAATGCGTTGTGGCGAATCACTACTCCATCCGAGCAACGAATATCGTTCTTTGTGACCCATCCAGCGAAATCAAATTTATCTTTCATTTCACGTATCTCCTTTACAACATACCTTCGTCATACACTGCATCGTCTTCTGGCGGAACCGTCTCTTCAGGCGCTCCTTCCAATCCAGCCATTGGTGTACCCATTCCCGGGTCTTGATTGACATCCGCAATATTCGGATTGAACAATTCATCGGCTCTCGGATCGTCGGATGGAGGGAAGCCAATAATCTTACGTATTTCATTTGTTGAGACTATTGCGTTTCGTCTTAGAGTGTCTGCAACAGACGCTAAAGTGCTAATAGGAACTAGCTGGAAAGCATTTGAATGGTACGTAATAGTATGGCCTTGAGTTCTGGCTGTATCGGATAAGAACTTTCTAGAAAACTCTAAAGAAATCTTCTTAGCGATAGGATTGATTGTTCGGTCGTAGTATGAACGAATCTCCTGCTCAGATGCGGTGCCGTCAAAGATAGACTTCGTTAAGCCTAGCTGGTTAAACAACTCATTTGAAAGGTACTCTATCTCTTTCAATAAACTATTCTCCACAGGTCGGTTTAACTGGGTAATCTTCTCCGTACCGTCGATGTATGTAATACCGTATTCATTCGAACGCAGCTGTTCCGTAATATCATTCAATCGTGCTTCCGCCTGCTGACGTTTTGTGTCGCCTTTAACCACATACGGAAGCTGTAGAATTAAATCCAACTTGTTACTCGCAAGGCCTTCGTCGAACTGGTCGAGCAAGGACAGCTTTCTAACAAGTCTTTTCAATGTTGAGTTGTCAGCGTTGACAATAGAAAAAAGCGGATTCTCGATGATGGCGCAGTTCTTCTTGAAAACCACAACATCTTCGTAATCTCCGCTTCTATCGTTGTATAAAGATACTCTGACAGCTCTAGGATACCAATCCTTAATCTTCCCAACTCTCATGGTTAAAATATCGTAAGAGTTGGTTAGGTTTGGATTAAACTTCGTATCAACTGGTACCACCACAACGACACCTTCGTCCATCATAGAAAATACGATGTCCTGAATGAAGTCAATGTACGACTGGTCAACGTTTGCTTCTAGCGTTAGACATCTGTCGAGTCCAGTCTTCTGTTCTTGCTCAGTTTCAGGATCCCCATCTATTTTGACGTGTTTGAACTCTACCATCGAAACGTCGACAGCGATACGATTGATGATAGTGTCAATGATGGAACCCTTACTGTATCGGTACGGTCTGTACTGAAGATTTGAGCCACCATTTCTTCTATCTAGTATTCGTATCTCGTCTTGGTACTTATTGCTAAATGCATTCCAAGCATTCTTAACTCTATCTAGAAAATTCATTTCATCTAATACACCTCCTGATTCCTTCTGAACGCAACCCAAGCGTCGATTAAAGCTGAAACGCTATCAATTTTTTCATCGGCTCTCTTTTTGGATAGTTTCCTATTGCCGTTGTTATCTTCTATAGCTATCGCATTACCCATCGTAAACTTCATAAGTTCTTGGTCAAAGATTAACGACCGATCTTCAGCTAAATGCTTAAGTTCGCCCATAGGAACAGATTCTGTCTTAGCACCTTGTATAACTTTTTCGACACCAAACGAACCGTTTTCCTTAATCCATCTATCAACAAAGTACTCGGCTTGATACGGGTCGAAACCGAATGTTAATACTATGTATCGATGCTTATCTATGTACTCATCTAAGTCATCGTACACGTCTGGGAGTCTAAGAATTCCCCCGGGCATAACAACAAGACTACCTTCCTTGATGAATTCGTCATACTTCATCCTTGTAGCTTCTCGCAGTTTTAGGTATTTGTTCTCAGCCACGTAAGCTCTTGTTTTAACTCCGAATCGTTCACCATCCAGAGGAAATAAGAATGTGAATGCACAGAAGTCGTCACCTTGGGATAAGTCTGCGCCCATAGAGCATTCAAATCCATCAAACGACTTTGGCGGATGAAGTAACGTTTCCTCGTAAGTGAAGAAATATGTGAATCCCTCGATTGGTATTCCAAAACGTTTTGCCAAAATATCATTGCGCTTTGACGGGTCAGTTTCCGCCGTATGCACAGCACGAATGTAAGCTTCATATGGAACGGTCGCCCCAATGTTTGGATTAGCCTTAAGCCACATCTCAGGTTTGCCAACCTCTGCAACACTATCCAGTCGGTAGTACCAAATGGATACGTGAGGGTCGACAATCTCTCCACGTAATATACGTTCAAGCTGCATCTTAATCGTGTCGCCCACACCGTTACGAATCGTTCCTTCAGAAGATATAGCCAGTACAACCCAGCCATCTACACATTCGCCTTTCTGTGCCGATTGCGCCATAGCCTCAATAGGGTCTTCTTTAATATCTCCGGAAAGCCATTCATCGACAGTATTGATCTTCGCTCTGGAACCCTGAAGTTTGTCGATTTTCATCGGTACAATCTCAAGCAGTGAATTTGTTAAGAAGTTCTGAATACCTTTCTTCGTTGATGCCGTCTTCACTTTTGTAACTTCATTGTTTGATAGCTTGTTACCTTTTGTTAAAAATGTTAATAACGGTCCACGATGTCTAACAATCGCCGTCTTGATTGGATCCAAAGTCTCCTCTGCTTGTCTAACAGTAGGAGCAGTTGCAACCTGCTTTGTTGTTGAAGTGTCTACATATAAAAAATATGCATGCAAGAATGATGCATACATAGTCTTAGCGGCGCCTCGTCCAACTATTAGGTATTGGATGTTAACCAATCGGCGAAGTACTTTTCGTGTCTCATAGCGATGCTTCTTCTCGTTATAGACTTTTTCATCAGCATAGTAAAACCACGCCAATAAACATTCTGCCCACAGTTTAAACGATGGTAATAACCGAACCGCATCACCATTGGTTTGCGTCAGTTCATTCTCACAGAATGACACAAACCCTTCGATAGCTCTGTCGTCGTAGTAGTACTGTGGGTCTTCTATAAGAGCGTCAATCCTGTTCATCTCCAACGACACTTGTTTGTTCACTGGAATCTTGCCAGCTAGGACCGCTCTTCTGAACTTGCCATACTCTCTAGGAACAGCCCTATTAGATAGCATAGTTTACCTCGATGTTAGGAAATGACCGATACTGGTGCTTTCTTGTCTGAAGGTTGTGCCGTTGGCGGTTGGATTACACCCTTAACGAATGCTTCCATCTTTTCTTGGTTGGTAAAAATATCTGCGAATAATTCTGCATATGCGATTGAGTATTCGAAATCTTCTCGAATCTTTTTAGTCTTCTCGAACTTACGTCCGTCAGCAGAACGTACACCATAAGCACTCAAGATGAAATCTTCTAAGAATTCCATAATCGGCGCTGGCGATCCTTCCGCAACTAGCCCATTCAAATACTCTTCTAACGACCGGTATCCACCAGTAATATACTTCGCTTCCAATCTTGTCCTGTCCAAATCACTCAAATGGAAATACAACTTCTCTTCTCTCTCGTCCCCATTAAAATCAACATACTTAACTGTTTGCTTAATCATAGTTCCTCCTAGAATTTAATATGTGTTCCAAAACGCTCGTTAATTGCGTTGCCGAATACGTACACCGCAAGCCCGGTAGCCAATCGAGTGATTACCTTCTTTGCAGACTCATCGATTGCGTTCTTCGCTACGTTGTCACTTCGTTGTTTAGGTGGTTTTGCTTTGCTCTCTCGAAGCAGTCGTTTGTATTCGTTCTCTAATCTCATGCGCTCGTTTGCTCTTCGTAATTCTGCCGTTGACATCTCAGATGCCTTCTTTTTTTCACCATTTTGACTTTTCTTACTAAAACGAGACGTACCGCCAGATGGCTTATCATCATTACGAACACCCCACTTCATTCCGATAACTCCGTGATGCTTGAGGCCTTCGTATTCTTGCTTTGATAGTAATACTAATTGTTTCATGTGTTCACCTCACTACAGGTCGTAGAGTAATGAGTTAGCTAAACCAGATGCGAAATCGACTGTGAACGCAACATCACTATGTTGGTTAATTAATCGGCGAATCGTTTGTCTAGTTTGGCCGTTCCCTTTTGCAGTTCGTTCTCTCTGTTTCACAATCTCGTTACGATACTCTTTGTTGTACTTGCTTCGACGCTCAATGCCTTTATCCGTTAAACGCTTACTGTTAGCATCAGACATACCTCTGCGGTTCTGATACCATTTGAATGGATTCTTCGTATCCATCTTTTGACCAGCTACACCTTTTGCGTATGCGTCACTATTACTAGCTTTTCGCATGATGGTTCTTCGTAAGTGCTCAGAATTAGCATAGTCATTTCGAGCGGATCGTTTAGCTAAAACCATTCCTCGTTCTCCACTTTTATTAGTATGCCCAGCATACTTTGGACCATACGCAATTTTGCTTGCTTCACGCATCACCATGCTTCTAAGGAATGGGTTATCTATAGCCTTACGAACACCCCACTTCATACCGGGAACGCCGTAATGCCTAAGACCTTCGTATTCTTCTTTGGATAGTAATACTAATTGTTTCATGCATTCACCTCACTATGGTTACTACGCATCAATTCCGTATTTATATTTTGTGGCATCCCAATCGTCTAAACCTTTAAGTAAATAATTAAGATCGCCGTAGGAACTTGGCTTACGGCCGGTTGCATAATCTTCAAGAAGCTTGATCTGATCTATAGCGTCTTCTTCGCTCATCTTTTTTGTTCTAACATGGTCGGCGATATTGTTACGAATACCCTGACGTCTTACATTACGCATATGAATAGCGAATTTTGTTCCCTTATCTTCCTCGGCCTGTTTTCTTGCAGCTGCTTCTTTTGCTCGACCTTTCTCAGCATCAACACCAAGTTTATACCCGGCGTACGCAAGCAAACCGCCAACCAATAGACGCTTAACATACGGAGCTGCGGCAGTCACTCTATCCTTCATAGAACGTCTTTTCTCACTGCCTTTTGTGTTCGAGCCACCGCCCTTACTACCACCTTTAGTTTCTGGTTCTTTACGAACACCCCACTTCATTCCGGGGACACCGTAATGCATTAAGCCTTCGTATTCTTCTTTGGATAGTAATACTAATTGTTTCATACTTTCACCTCACTGTATGCGACATTAACTCGCCATAATAATTCATCAATCTCTTCATTCATCATTGTTGTGACAGTAGATACCGGTGGGTCGAAAAATATCTTCACTCGTAAACACACAATCGTTCTTGCAGCCTCAATAGCTGATAGGTCGTTGTTCGGTGGCTCAAGAAGAATATCGCTCCAAGTAGTTTGCTCGTTCAGTAGGCTCGCCGTCTGGCTCAAACAACCGACTTGAGACAAAGACAATAGCACAACTCGAATGTGCCCCAATATCTCTTGATCGAAAGCATTCGTTGAAGCAACCATAGGACCCAAAAATTGTTTAACACTCTCTAAAACGACTTCGTCCAATCTCACAACCTCCTCTCTACCATAGCTTCGTATCTCCCGGGCGCCTCTCGACTAAAACTTCATTTGAAGACTGTCGGTAGTGGATTGCGTTGTGGGTTTCTGCTCGTACAGTTATGAGATTGTCCATGTCAAATAAAAGAAGAGAATGCTCTATAACATCCTTCTCAGTTATTGGATTAATGTGATGGACAAATATAGTTTCACCCTCAGGAATCTCTAATCCAGTGACACCCAAGTCACAACCGCAATCTCTAACTATGACTTTCTTCCTACATCGCAACCATTCTTTCGACTTGTAAAAATCATTCATTAGAGATCTGTCGACGTTGCCCGGGTTATTGGAATATAAACGGAGATACTCCAACCTCTCGTAGTAGCCATCTATCTTGGATAACTCATGATACGACTTAGTTGAAGTTTGCGTTGTCTCCATAGTGTTTAATAGCATCGATGGCATCCAAATATGCCTGCGTCTCAACTTCAGAGCGCTTAATGCTATCCGCTTTAGCCTCGAGAAGCGCAACTTGCTTCTCAAGCATCTCTCTTTCTATAACTTCTCGTGTTCCAGCTAGCTTTAAAAAATAATTCACGGTCGAAGCAGGGGCAGTACCGTCGATAAGCTGTTGCCTAGCCTGCTTAACTGCCAAACTAATGAGCTCCTGCTCAACAGAGGCGCTAGTTGTTGGACCGATTCTACTACTTTTGTTAGTCTTTGCCATACTTACACCTCACTTATAGGCACTTCAATGGGGTTAAATATAGGATTTGAATATAAAAAATAACCCCCGGAGAAAAATCAAAG